TGTGCTGAGTTCTTTTCTAAACTTTGTGGTAAGCGTCATTGCTTTCTAACTGTTTACACACATATTATAAGTCAAGTGGTTATGAAAGTCAACGCAGATGTGCCAGTTTAACAACCGTCATTGTGCGTGGTGTGTATAAGAACTATCGGGTCTTCTGTTGGTTTCTCTTCAACCAGTCCTTCTTTCTTAAGTTTTTTGTAGTTATAGCAACCGTCGAAACTCGGTCTAAACTTAGGTTGTTTTTTCATTTTCTTACAAAAATAATGTCTTCGTCGTCATCTTCTTCATCCTGACTTTTAAAAACTAGGAGTTGCTCTCCAGATTTTACATCGGACATCTCTGGATGAACGTTTCTCTTCATTGGTTTGTTAAAATCATTCAAAGTAGATCCCACCATCTTAAACATAAATGCAAAAGTCATTCCAAATATGGCAACAAAGAAAGTCAAATATATGAATACTGTAATATCATTCATCAGATTCCGACATATTTAGCAAATACTATCATCACCAAAAACATAGATGAAACTAATAAAATATCCATCATCTTTCCGCTTCTTCTCATTTTAATAAATCTATACATTTTGTAATATTTAGTTATTTTACATATCGTGTACGTCATATTCTATTGATATGACTTTAGATACTCTACCTCTATAGTTTTGCGTACTCTTTTTGGTTAGAGTTCCACCTAGTTCTTCTACAAGAACTTCAATCTGTGTTATGATTTGTTCTTGGAGTTCTTCTTCACTCATTATCTAAAACCGTGTTGGAATAATTTTTGTACAGGAACTTGCCTTACTCTATCTATAATATCAGTTTCTATCTTATCCAGAATGTTAACATCAAGATCCATAAAGGGTGGAATGATACCAAGCATTCTAAGTAAACCATCTACAAATAACGCAAGAGTAGTAAATCCAAGTATCATACTGATGACAGTGGCATCACGATTATGCTTTGCCATTGACTCTTCATCAATCCTTCTTGCTTCAGCAACAGCCTTATTGACAGCAGCATCAATTAATACATCCACTTCTTCTTTAGTGTATGCATATTTACGAATTTTTTCTTCAGTGATGCTCCTTTCTCTAGGGACATCGGTTAAAGGAAACTCAGTGATTAATTGTTTAATCATAATGGTTGCTTTTTAGTATCTATATTATAACAAATTTTTGAAATATGTAAATGTCAGCGAATGTCAAAATCTAATTTTCTAACTTTTCTCTGCTTTCTAGCCTCTTGCCATGCTAAATCTTCACTCGTCAATGAATCTTTGTATTTTCTTTTCGATGCATTTCTAACAATTATAACTTTACCTAAGTCTTTTGCTGTGATGACATCATCTACAAGTGTCATCATATTAGAGCAACCACAACATTGTGTTTTTCCAGATTGGCTCGACAACTCTCTATTACAGTTTTTACATCTAACGACTATCATTTCTAAGTCCTATTCACTTCATATACTTTATTTAGTATGATAAATAGAAAAAAAGTGTATTGATAAAATGGCAAATAGAATTCCATTAATTGTAAATGCGAGTGCAAGTCAAATCCAAGAAGTTCCATCTGGTGATGTTGTGAACTTTGATAACAAGGTAGTACTGACAAATAGCACTGCATCTTCAAGTAAAACAGTTGGTGCTGTAGTTGTAACTGGTGGCGTAGGTATCAGTGGTGCTTTGAATGTGGGTGGAGATATCACTGCATTTTCATCGTCTGATGTAAGTCTTAAAGAAAATATTACTCCAATATCAAATGCAGTTGATAAAGTTCGTTCTATAAGTGGTAATACTTTTACATGGAATGAGAAGTCTGTTTATAACGGAGAAGAAGGAACTGGTATAATTGCACAAGAAATAGAAGCACTTGAATTACCTGGCGTAACTGAAACAAGACAAGACGGAACAAAAGCAGTTAGGTATGACAGATTAGTACCACTATTAATAGAAGCGATTAAAGAATTAGACGGAAAAATTAAATCTTTGGAGGGATAAATGCCATTACCTACAGGAGAGAGTCCAATTTCATTTAGTCAAATTAGAGACGAATTTGGAACTGATGGAAACAATAGTAATGATCCAGTAAGATTAGGACAATATCGAAGCACAGATTCCGCATTTACAAATGAAACTATAGGAGAATTACCTAGTCCACTTCCTCTTGATACAGGTATTCCAACATCTGGAACAATTAATGTAGATGCTTTTCATGGAAAACAACTGAATACTGTAGTTGATTTACATTCAAGTGGTAGTTCTACTTACAACCACAATGCCAGAACTAATAGATTTGAAAATGGAAATTACAATATAGTTGGTGGATATAAAAGTTCCTTAACTGCATCAGGATGGCAAGGTGGTAAAAAGATTATAATTCATATCAATAATACATTCACTTCAAATGGTGCTTCAAACCAAAATGATGTCGCACTTACTGTTGGTGATGGTTGGCCAGCAAATACTACATTTTCAATCGATTTAGGTTCAAGTGCTGTAATTGCAGGAAGAGGTGGCAATGGTGGAAGTGGTGGTGCACCAGAAAATAATGCTGGAAATGATGGTGGTAACGGAACAAGTGCACTTGGATTAGAATCAGGTATGACATATGATGCTGCAGCTGGAGCACAAATCATCGCTGGTGGTGGCGGTGGAGGCGGTGGCGGTGGTGCTAGTCAAGATGATTTGTTTGATAACAACGAAGCTGGTGGCGGTGGAGGTGGAGGAGGTTGTGGATCTCCTGCAGGTTCTGGCGGTGGCAGTGGTGGTGCTGGTGGAGAAAGTGGTGATAATGGAAGTCTAAGTGCTGGTGGAGAAGGTGGTACTGGTGGAGATAACGCTGAAGCAGAAGGTGGAAATGGTGGTGATGGTGGAGGGCCAGGATCTGCTGGTGCTAATGGAGCAGGTGGTCGTGAAGGAAGTGGAAGCGGTGAAGGTGGATCTGCAGGAAATACAGTTGTATTTTTCTAATCTATTTAAAAGTATACCAACCAGTAGCAATATATTTCGTTTGAGTATTACTAATAACCCCACAATGCGTGTGTGTCCAATATGCTGGCCATATAACTAATCTACCTTTCTTTGCATGTATGATCATATTATAATTTGTAAATTTTGTTCCTCCGTTTTCTAAATCATTTAGATAATACATCCAAACAAGAACACGATTCTCTTTACCATTCATTCCAACTACTTCGCAATGAGGTTTATAATAACCCTCTTTAGGTTTATATCGTTGAACATTATATACTTCAGAAAATTTCCAAGCACTTAATTTATCCACCTCTGGATAATTTTTTTTATATTTTTCAATGTATCTTTCCAAAGAAGATGAAATTATTTCTGTGCTCTTAGAATTATCAGTAATATAATATCCAATATCTGTTGATTTTTTAACGTGAGGTTTTACTCCACCACCACTTCTTCCAACCACTTGTTTATGTTTATTATCTTCAAATTCATCTATAATTATTTGACATTGTTCATTTGATAAAACATCATCATAAATTCCAATAAAATTATAATATGTCATGTTGTTCTTGATTTACATCCAAAAAAACTAGAAATACAATATCTACCCCAACCATCAAAATAATCTGAATTTTCTATAGTAACTTTCCTTACACCATGCTCCACCCATCCTGGAAATACAACCATAGTATTATTTTCACATGGTATTTTGAAATCGTGTTTTGGGAATATCAAATCACCACCAGTAAATTTTTTAGGTTCCTTATAAAAATAAGAAAATGCTAAAAATTGAAATGGAGTATCAACATGAGGGTCATAGTATTCTCCATTATGATAGTATCTAACTTTTGTAATATCATGATTACACTGATTTGCAATACTACAACAACCATGAATTTCAGAAAATTTATCTAATACACCACATTCAAATAATTTACGATTCATAGTCAATATATTCGATATCCCTCTATACTTCTTACTATAAAGTTCATCTAAAAGTAATGCTTTTGCATTTGTACTATCAACTATACCACCATATCCTTTTGCATCTACAAGTTTTCCTGGTTTAGTATAAAATTTAAGTTCCTCCCATATCAAATCTAATTCATCTTGATTATAAAAATTTTCCACAACCATGAGTGGAAATGGATTTGCATATAAAGTTATCTCTAAAGTTTCCATTTTAATTTATTGTTTCATAATTTTCATTACTTTGTATCCATCCCCAAGTTGTTGCAAGATATTTTACACCACCAATTGGTGGATTACCTCTATGAACATGAGTATATTGACAAGGAAATATCAATACATCTCCTGTGGATGGTTTTTCTCTCACACCTTGATATAAAAATTCTGTTTCTCCACCATCAAAATCATCGTTTAAATAAATTTGAACGACGAATGTTCTACGTGCAGATAAAACGTCACCATTTTCATAATGCCATGCATGAAATCCAGCACCTGCTGGTATTTTTTTTATTTTACAATCATAGATAAGAAATTTTCTTACACCAAGAATAGCATAAGTTTTTAAATACTTATCAACACAAGGTTTAATTTTTGGAAATATTTTTTTAGTGATTCTTGTTGCTGTGCCAAGATTTACTGAATTATCTACAGTTACATTGATTGCTTTTTGATCTTGTAACCAGGGTTCTTTTGAATTTTGATCAAATAATAATTTATTTGAATCGAAGGTTTCTATTTCTTCTATTATGTCTCTACACTCTTGTCGAGTAAATGCTTTCTCATAACGAGAGATAAAATTAGTTTTCATTTTTTAATTTAGAACAAAGATCAATAAAATACTCAGCATCAAGAACAACAAGTGGTTTCACGTTGTTCTTTTTTATTACACATATTGGTTCATAATTACCTGAGTTCGCAGTTGCTTGAGAGTATGCTTCCCAGATATTCAGTTTTTCTACGTTCTTACATTCGATACTATAAGGAAACTTTTGTCTAGCAGCACGGGCCATAATCAGATCTTCACCACCTGCCCCCATACTACGAGACTCGATGTCCTCTGGATGAACATCGAGTTGCTCTATTAGTTGATTACGAACCCATTGTTGTAATCTTCTACCCTTTGCTTTCGCACTCTGTGCCTTCATTTTCGAGTTCTTTCATAATTTTTTTGTAGTCATCTGCAGCATTACGAAAAGAATCATATAAGGCATTGATATCCCATTCGATATCAGAGTTTGAATCCTGCGAATGAATCTTTTTTGACATCCTGTTTGATACCTCCAACTATATAGGACTCAACTTCAGTCTCCTGTGGAGCAACCTGTAGACCTTTAGAACTGATCCAATGCTCAGTCCAAGGTAATGGATTATTTCTCATTGGAACATCATATAATGGTTTCAAGTGAATACCTCTGAGTCTCTTGTTAGCAACCCATTCAACATACTGCTGAAGTAATTTGTTATTTAATCCTATCATTGAACCATCTTTAAACAGATAGTCTGCCCATTTCTTTTCTTCATCCACACATCTCTTGAACATTGTATATGTCCACTCCTCTTCTTCTTTAAGAATCTCAATCATCTCTGGGTCATCACCCTTTCTCCAATTATTAATTATTGA